TTTAACTGCTGGTTTGGCTGTACGTCCTGCTGGCGTGGACCTTGGGGTTAATGGCTCGATGGCAACAACCCAAAAGGTTTTAGATAGTCCGACTGATGATTCGGATAATAATATTGGAAACTATGCTACTTGGAATCCACATAAATTTATGAATGATAATTTATCTGCCTATTCTTTTACAAACGGCAATTTAAAAGTGACAGGTGATAGTGGTAATTCTGGGAACAATGGTCTTTTTTCTACAGTTGGGTTATCAGGAAAACATTATGCTGAAACAAAAATTTTAGGATCATCAAATATATCTGGTGGTAGATCGGCCTTTGGTATTCTTGCAAGCACTGCAACAAATGCTTCAAATACAACGTGTTTAAGTCACTCTTCATTTAGTGGAATAAGTTTAGGTGAAGCAATTGTGTATGCAAGCGGATCATCAGGAAATAATTATACAGATGTTTCTGTAAATGATGTTATTGGTATTGCTGTCGATGTATCTGCTGGTAAAATGTGGATAAGAGTCAATAGCGATGCGTGGCTAACAACTGGAAGTGCTGGGAATCCAGCAACAGGAGCTAACCCCACGCTTACATTTACGGCTGGGACAGATTATTACTGGGCTTGTTACTGTTATAATGCGTCTGATATTTTAGAAACAACTTTTGGTCAAACGGCATATACTACTTCTGCTCCAAGTGGTTTTGGAGCAACATACACTGCTAGTGCAACAGCCCCTGCTATTTCTAAGCCATCCGATTATTTTGATGCAATCTTATATACTGGAACAGGAAGTGAGTTAGCAATTTCGTCATTAGCTTTTCAGCCTGATATGGTGTGGATAAAGAATAGAGATCAAAGTGACAGCAATATGGTTTATGATGTCGCTAGAGGAGCAACAAAAGAATGGCATACGGATACTACAGATGCAGAAACAACTACTGCACAAACTTTAAAGAGCTTTGATTCTGATGGTTTTACACTTGGGACTGATGTTCAAGTAAATACAAATACTGAAAAGTATGTAGCATGGTGTTGGAAGGCGGGGGGTTCTGCATCCACAATCTCAGGAGGAATGACTAAAACTTCCGACTCCTCTACAACAGATACTACTAGATCAGTAGATACTGCCGCTGGATTTTCTATTATGACTTATACAGGAAATGGTTCAGCATCTACGATAACACATGGATTAGGAGCTAAACCAGAGTTCATTATCGTAAGACAACGTAATGCTTCAGCAGTTGCTAAAGTCTGGCATGTTGGTTTAGATAGTGCAACAAGAGGGTACTTGGTTCTAAATGCCGATGATATTCAGTACGCTTGGGGAGATGATAGAATGTGGGGGCCAGATCCAGTAGCAGGTGGTACTACATCAATTGGCGTAGGTACTCACGTTTATACTAATGATAGTACGGATACTTATGTAGCGTATGCTTGGACTCCGATTGCTGGATTTAGTTCTTTTGGAAAGTATCGTGGAAATGCAAGTGCTGATGGACCATATGTGTATTTAGGTTTCCAACCAGCTTTTATGATAATTAAAAAGATGAGTGGCACTACTAATGATTGGAATTTAATTGATGACCAGAGACTTATAGCTGGAAATGATGGAGATAGAGTTTATTTATATGCTAATGATAAAAGTGGAGGACATACTGAACAAAATCCCGGTGATAGTTCTCAGGATTTAGATATATTAAGTAATGGTTTTAAAGTGAGAAATACAGGTAATGGATTAAATAAAAGTGGTGACGACTATATATACTGTGCATGGGCTAATACTCCTTTTGCTAGTAACAACAGGGGATTCTAATGGCACAGCAATTAAACAAAGGGTACGGAGAACAAATAGCAAAAGATTTAGCTAAACTTTCTGCCCATCTTAAAACCCATGAAGCTGTGTGCAAAGAACGATGGCAGTCAGTAACAGGCAGACTCAAACGTATTGAATTAGTATTGATGTCATCAGCAGGGGCTATAATTCTTCTGCTGTCTGGAATAATTTGGAAGGGGTAGTCGTGGATACTATCTTAAAGTGGTGGGAAAATACTTTCGGTGGTAACTCTGCTATATGGAATTTAGATTATGGCAAACTTATTATTATTGGTCTTCTTATTTATCATATGTTTTGGCAAAATTAGCCCTTCTTATGCAGAGGAAAAGGTCTTTGCTGGCTGGATACTACATATGTTCCTATCTGGACAACTCAAAGAATACACCCCTCGTGGTGGCATGAGTGAATGTTTAAAAGTTAAAAGAAAAATAATGAGATCCCAGGGTAAGTTACATGTTGGGGCAAGGTGGGAATGTCGTACAGGTAAGCTTGTATTAAGGAAGTATGATGGTGGGAAATCAGGTGAGAAGTGGCTTCCTGTAGAGCATTTAGGTAATAAGTAATGGCAGAAGACCTAAAGGTTAGCGATGCATCTGCCATTGCAATGCCCATTAGGAATTTAATTTCAATAGTTATTGCTGTAGCTGTCGGGGTTTGGGCATGGTTTGGTGTACAGGAAAGACTAAACAAACTTGAATTATTTGAACAGCTTGTACGAAAAGATGTCACTGCTCTTGAAGAGGAACTGAAGAGGGATATAGAAAAGAATAACGAATTTAGGATTAAATGGCCTAGAGGCGATATGGGTTCCCTCCCTGCTGATAGCGAACAGTTTATGTTACTCGAACATATGGCTACACAGGTTGAAAAGATACAAGCAGAGTTAGGTGACATGATGCACAATAAAGTAAATATATCTCGGCTTCAAAAAGATGTAGAAAAAATTATGGTGGATGTTGAAAAGTTAAAAGACAAGCAACGTGGGTTAATAAGTGAAGGTAGTAAATAATGGACCCTGTGACCATTGCGGCTGGTTTTGCATTAGCCAAGAAGAGTATTGAGATTTGCAAGTCAGCACTTGAAACGGCTGATGATGTCCAGGGTATTGCAGGTCATCTTGATAACCTGTTTCATCATAAAGATAAGGCAGAACAGCACGTTAAGGATGCGAAGAATAAACCGCAGAGTGCAATGCAAAAGGCTATTGCTAATAAAACAGGGGGCGATGATTCCGATACTTCAATATCAGCTGTGGTATCTGAGGTTCTTGAGCAGAAGAAAATAGACCGTGCTATCCTTAACCTGTCTATACAAATCAATAATAAATTTGGTGACGGAACTTGGGAAGAGATTTTAAAGTTAAGGGAAGAGCGTGTTAAAGAAAAGAAAGATCAACAAGAAAAGGCAAAGGCATATTTAGAAAAGAAAAGAAAAGAAGATAAGATTTTTTGGGATTCTGTTTGGAAAGCAATTTGGCAATCAGCTATTATTCTGTCTGTTCTTGGTGTTATCATATGGATAATTTTTAAAAATTGTAAGAGTTGTTAGTATGGATGGTTCTGTAGACATAAAACTTTTAGCGACTATTGGTGGAATAGTAGTTTCAATGGCTGGGGCAGCTGCTGTAGCAAAAGCCCAGATAGCTCGATTAACTGAGATGTTAAAAGATATTGAAACAAGGATGCGTATAGCAGATAACCGCACAGATAAAATAGAAAATACAATTGGCACGAATGAACAAAGGTTAAATGTTATTGCAAAGATGATGGACCCACCAAACATGGAAAGACGGGCGAGGGAAGCGGCAACAGTTTTAGCACGTTTAGAAGTCCTTGAGCGTACACAGAATAAGATTGAAGCAAAATTAGAAAAGCAATGATTAGTATAGCAATGATACGTTGTATAGAAATAGGAGGATTAGAAAATGTTAAGCCTTTTAGGTTCTTTGCTTGGGTTCGGGACAAGTTTCCTTCCCAAAGTAATGGATTATTTTCAGGACAGAAGCGACAAGAAGCACGAATTGGCTGTGATGGAAGTGCAAATACGGCAACAAAAAGAACTGGCATCCCAGAAACTGGAGATGGTAAATGTTGAAGCGGATATTCGAGAGGTCGAAGCATTACAAAAATCAATGCAACCTACCGGGGTTAAATGGGTGGATGGTCTGCGTGGTTCTGTTCGTCCTGTTATCACTTATGCTTTCTTCCTGCTCTTCTGTTTCGTTGAGGTCTCCGCATATTTCGCTCTCACTGCCAGTGGGGTATCTGGATTGGATGCACTCAATGCCGTTTGGGACGAAGACACAAAAGCACTTTTCGCAGCAGTTATTGCCTTCTGGTTTGGAGGTCGGGCAATCAGCAGGGCAAAGAAATGAGGATTAACCAGGTAGGGTTAGACTTAATTAAAGCATTTGAAGGGTTCCGTTCTGAGCCGTACTTCTGCTCCGCGATGGTTGCCACCATTGGATATGGTTCTACTTGGTCCTTTGATGGCAGTCGTGTTACCTTACGTCACCGCTCGATTACTAAGGATGAGGCCGAAGAGTTACTACTACGAGAGATCCGTAACAGCGAGAAAGCGGTTGACCGGCTTATCAAAGTAGAGCTAAATGAGAATGAGCATTCAGCTTTGCAAAGCTTTGTTTACAACTTAGGTTCGGGACGGTTACAGAGCAGTACATTAAGAAGGAAGATTAACAGAGGGGATTTTGAGGGGGCAGCTGATGAGTTCCCTAAGTGGCGTAGGGCTGGCGGTAAGATATTAAAAGGTTTAGTCCTTCGCAGGGCGGCCGAAAGGAAATTATTTTTATCGTGAAATATTTTGTAACATTAATTATTTTATTATTTCCAGGCGATTTATATAGCGAACAGCCACGTTTCCAGAAGAAATTGTTACCGATGTTTTGCATGCCGATTGAAGCCTTTGAGGAAGGGCAAGAGAAAGTTGGGGAAGAGCAGTATGTTTTTGGGGTTGTGAAGAATAATCCGCATTTATTATTTGAAATTTATAAAAATAAAAACTTAGACTACCCAACATTTTCGGCAACTCTTCGTCAAGGTAATGAGATTTGCGTTTTAATAGCCGGAAATGAGTTACTTCCGGTATGGTGGTTTGAGGAAAAATGCCTATAGATTTAGAAGAGAATTGTCCGTGGTGTGGTGAATGGACACGCTATGTGATGATTCGTTCTCATTATGAATGCCCTCGATGCCGTAGACCTGTAGCTGATTGTTGTGATGGCGAACAAAATGTTTCACGTGAAACAAATGAAGAAGATATAGGATAAAGAGGCTACTGGTTGGTCTTTTTAGTCAGGGCGCGTAACTCCTCAACTAAAGATAATATTCGTTTTAGAAAATCTAAAAAAATATTCTTCTCAACCTGTTCATACAAACCAGACTCC